GGCTGGCCGGTTTGCAGATCAGGCTGGCGAAGTAATTCATAAAGCGATCGGCGCTCTTGCCTGGCACGCTTAATCAGTCCCACCGCATCCATTAAATCCTTGGTGACATCTTGCTGGGGGTCAATCACACCAACGCGCGCTGAGTCCCGCATATTGGCCCACTGCCCTGCTACTTGCTTTAAGGCCTCACCAATCCCCTTGATATCGGTATCCATCGAATCGAAAAGCTCAGCGACCAAATCACTATCATCAAAGGCGGCTTGCGCAAGTGCTGCCTGAATACGTGTTCGGCCAGCAGGCGATAAGTGGCCTTGCGCTGTCATGAGGGTTGCAATGTCTTGACCAGAGCCCGCAAGTTTGCCCACAAAGGCGCGCACAAAGTCTCGGTTATCAGCACTTGATACATCACCTTCTTGATAGGCAGACAATACGCTTGAGTCCATCAACTGAGCATCTTGCCTTGCAAGTTCCACAGGCGACATCCCCAGGCCCTGGCCTTGACTCTTTTGTGCCATGTTGGCGGTATTGCTCTGCTCGCTATAAACACGGACAAGCACGGGGTTCGGTGTCAGTGCAATCGCTGCGGGGTCAATCCCGTGATTGGCAGCATCGGAGACAAGCTCTGCTTGATAGATCGCAGCTTTGCCTTGCTCATAGGCACCACGCAAGCCTGCAACACGACCATTATTTAGTGCTTTGAGTGTGCCTGGCTGCTCGGACGAAATGCGCGCATTCACCGAGCCATCAAGATTATGTGAGGCTTGCACGGCATCGGCTGAAACGACGGCATACCGAAAAGGTACCCTTTGGCCATCAGCCATCACTGCGATATCGGATTTACCAAAGTGGTGCTCTGGAATCGCGCTTAGATCGTCGCCTTGAGCAAAGACCATCGGTGCACCAGAGTCAGGTGTGCGGCTTGGTCCTAAGCGCAGGTAATCGGGTGCTCTTGCGATCGATTGCATTTGAGCCACTGATGCAAGCCGCGATCGATCTCGATTTTGTAGATTGGAATCGGCGCTCGAAATTTGATCAGCTTGGCTTTGATCCGTTGTACGTTGATCAGCTGTACGTTGGTTAGCTGCACTTTGATCAGCGCTTAAAGCTACGGCATCACTTTCGATGACCTGACTTGGTAGAACGCTCTGATCATTGTTACGCGGCGTCTGATTGATCGGATCTTGTCGGCTTGCGTTAATTGAAGGGTTCTGCGGCTCGGCACTCGGTTGCGGTGCATTGACCGGTGCATAAGTTGGTTCAGCGTCTAGAGGCCTCTGATTAGCTTGCCTCACCGACCACAGCGCTTGCGGCACACTTTGCGATAAGCCTGCAGCCGATTCAAGCACGGCATCGTAAATATCAGGCTTACCGGTTGCGGCAAGCTCACCGAAGTACTCGCCCGTGCCCTCGCCTACGGTTTCAAGCGCAACACCGGTGCCAAGCTGAGCCGCACGCATTCCAATCCCAGGCGCCGATCGACCTGCAGCAGCGCTTGCTCGATTAAAGGTTTTTGCGAGCTTGCCGCCAAGCCCGAGTGTGGCTGCATCGATACCTGTAATCACACCGCCTTTGATGGCACCTTCTCGAAGTGCGTCAGAGCGTTCACTTTCTGTGAACCCATCAGCAGCTTTATCGATCGCTTTAGAGCCTGTTTCAAGGGCTGTATTGCCAAGAAACATGCCACCGAGAAAGCCAGCCGTACCAAGTACGGGGACTGCAATGGGTGCGAATGGGCCCGTTAGTGCGCCAAGTGCCGCACCGCCTTTAGCCCCTGCAATCCCAGTACCTAGCGAGACGGCAGTATTGGGTAGCTGACTTGCTAAAAACTGTGCACTGCCAGATTTGTTATCCAGCATGGCAGCGCCCACATTACGTATTGCTGAGAGCACGCCTGGCTCCGTATCAAGTGCTTTGCGTCTGGCAATCTCATCCATCAGAGCGCGCTGTGCCGAAGGCTGCTCAGTGACGGCGGCTCGGTCAACGCCCGCCGTTTGCTCAACAGCGGCGCGATCATTTAAGGCGGTATCAAGCGATGCTGAAAGTGCTCGGCCCGTGCTCTTAGCACCTTGCCAAACCGCAGTCCCCAGATCGCTTACTTCGTCGGTAAAGCTGCGCGTCTTTGGCGCAATCGAAATGCCCGCTTCAGCGAAAAGATCCCGGCCCCCTTGCGCATCGCGGCGAGAAAGTGTGATTCCGGCTTCTTGAAAGAGATCGCGAGGCATAGCGTTGGTCTAGACCGAGAGGTCTTAGGTATGCCATGCTTGGGCTTACCGATCGAGGATCATTCGATTTGCAACTTGCTTAATTATTCATATGTTTATGCCAAGTTACGATTGTCAGATCAGACCGACCGTAGGATCATCGGCATATAGGAATCACACCTTCATGGGAGAACAGCGTGGATCGAGTGAGTGAACAAGGCGGCTATTTGGCCAATCGTGGTCGTCGTCAATTGCTTAAAGCTGGACCAACTTCGTTAGCAGCGGCAGCGGCTGGCGGTTTACTCGGTGCGCGTGTAGCCACTGCGCAGCCGCTTGGTAACACCATTCCCCAAGTTGATCGACTTGCGGTTCGTGTCGTAACCGATTCATATCACCATGCGTTTGAGCGCCCTCTCAAGATTGGAAGCCTTGAAGTCCAACGTGCTGGCTTTACTGTCAAGCCGAATGAGCCTCCGAAGCGTGCCCTTCAAAATGAATGGGGCCTTGCCTTGCATTTGGAATCGACCGCGGGCGGTCAGAGTCGACAAGTTCTCATTGATTTCGCATGGACATCGGAAACCCTGATCAATAACATGCTGATTCTTGGCATTGATCCTTCAAAGCTCGATGCCATAGCGCTTAGCCACGGCCACTACGATCACTTCGGTGGCATGGTTGGCTTTTTAGAGGCAAATAAGGGAAAGCTCAAGAAGGATCTTCCCTTCTATCTGGGTAGTGAGGAGTGTTTTTGCTCTCGAGAATTAAACGTTCCAGGTAACCCGGGTAGCTTTGGCGCCCTAGACCGTGAAGCTATCAAGCAAGCGGGACTTGTTGTCACGTTCGCTGAACGCCCATCGCTTTTAGCTGATCACGGATTTACCACAGGATTCATTGCTGCAGATTCCTTTGAGCGTGTGCTTTCTCCGACGCGCATGTCAGCGGGTATGCAAGGCGCGCTGGGATGCATGCCAGAGGGGCTATCGGAGAAGAAGCGAACAGCGATGAATGTGCCCGATGACTTTGAGCATGAGCAAGCCACCGTCTATCACGTTAAAGGTAAAGGCCTAGTGATCATGACCTCTTGCGGACATCGAGGGATTGTCAACTCTGTAAAGACAGCCATTAAGGTCTCAAAGATCGATAAAATCCACGCAATCATGGGTGGTTTTCACTTAGCCCCGCACACACCCGAGTACCAAAAGCAGACGCTGGAAGAGTTACAGCAATTTAATGCCGACTTTCTGATTCCGATGCACTGTAGCGGTGAAACGTTTATCACGATGGCAGCTAACGCATTGGGGCCACGTGCGATCCGTTCCTCAACAGGTACTCGCTTCATCTTTTCTGCTTAAGCGCTAGAGTTTGTGCAGCGGTTTAAACCCGCTGCACTACAACCCCAGCCTTCTCTTCACCTCAGCCTCGGTAATTCCGTATTTCTTAGCTGTGGCAGCGATATCTTCTGCTGTAACGTTATCCAACTTAGCACCGGGTGATGCACCGCTTTTCACCTGATCGGGAAAGAGATAGCGCATGGCTGCATCGGTTGCCTCTTGCGCCCGTTGCGCGTTACCCATGTTGGCTGCAAGTGCCTTACCGAAAATATCGGCTCGAATGCGCTCAGGCGACTCGGTCTTAAGGGTTGTCGCCATACGCAAGCCTTCTGCCATATCTTTGGCAAGCCCCGCGCGAATATAGGCCGCAGCTAAGCGTACTTCGGCCGGTTGATCCTTGCCTGCATCAGGCGTTACGGGAATCACACCGCGTTTGACCGCATCAAGTTCAGCCGGTGTTGCGGTCGGATTCTTTTCTAGATAGTAAAGCGATGCGGCATCTTGTTTGCGCTTGGCATCTGCCCGATCCTCTTCTTCAAAACGCAGGCGTTTGCCTGCTCGCTGATCGGCGTTACGGTTGATCACAGCGTTTTGCTCTTTAGCTTGCGCATCATTGGCTGAGGTCACAAGTCGCCCGGTTTGCGTGTTGCTTCGAGTTATGAGATCTGCGATCTCCTTATCCACCGAACTCACAAGCGCCATCGACTCCGCACCAAGGCCAGCATCAGCCATGCGCTTTGCTGCGACGAGTTGTCTTGCCTGGGACTCGGTAAGCTCAATGGCTTTGCCAGGCTTGCCTTGATGGTCGGTTGTTAGAAACTGAAAGCCGTTTGTAGTCTTTCCGGTAAAAAGTAACGGTATCTGACTCTGGTTGGTGTTCAGCAGCGCTGCTTGTGCCATCACTTGATCGGTAGGTAAACGCGCTGCCTCATCCAAATAGCTTTGTTGCTTAATGCCTCGTGTTTCGCCTTCAAGTGTGCGCAGGGCATTGACATCACGGTTAAGAATCGCTGCATCAATCAAACGACGATTGAGCCCGAGCCTGTAGTCCGATGAGCCCGCATCGACTGCTTTTCTTACGGTGAGCGCAGCTTCGTTACTGGCTGCCGACCCACCTAGTGAAGGTGGTAGGGGTTGACCATTAAGCACTGCGGTATTTGCTGCTTCAAAGTCAGCATCAAGTGCAGCGTTGGTTGCTCCTCGATCAATCCCTTGGGTGTAGTCACGAATGCCAGATAAGACGGTTGAGAGATCGCCTTGACGCTTCGCTTCACTTCGCGCCTGGTCGAGTTGAAGCTGCAAGCCTTCTCGCTGCATTGCCCAGCGTTCATCCTCACGCTTGCGTTGTGCTTCGCGCTCAGCTTGAGCAAGTGCTTGGTTATAGGCGCCCTGACCAAAGGCAAAGCCTGATTGAAACGCTGCCATCACCTTATACCCATGATCTATCGTCTCGGCGGCATGAGGCTTCCCAAGGCCCAGCTCGTTCCAACGCCTGCTGCAGCGCCAAGGATCGTATTTAATGGATTACTCGATGCAGCGATTTGGTCTTGAGCACTTTTAAATTGCGCTTGAGCGTTAAACATCCCCGTGGCATTCGCACCCATGCGCCCAGCAACATCCGAGGCCATGCCATAGCCTGCATTCATCCCTGAAGCACCCGCATTGGCAATGTTCACCCCATTGGCTGCAAAGCCTGCCCCAGCCCCCGTTGCAGCCATCCCCATGGCGGGGTAGCCCGCAAGTGCATTGGTTGCTCGATCGGTTAATGCATAGCCTTCTTGTCTGGCACTTCGTCTTGCCATGTTCTTTGAACCCGCTAAAAGTGCAGCAGCACCAAGCGTTGCCCGTGGATCATTGGCTTGGTTGGTAAAGGGCGATATGCCACGCCTTGCCTGCATGCGCGCGGTTTGATCTTGAGCAAGCGAAATCGCCGACTGCGCATCGGCGCCTGCTTCAGCTGCAAATTGATCCGCGCGCTGCTTGGCATTAAAGCCTGTTGCATCGGACACCAATTGATCCTGAGCGTTCGATAACAGATTGCGCCTTGTGAGCATCCAGCTGCGATCAGCTTGCGAGTCCGTGACCGCTTGTCTTGCCGTATCAAGTGCAAACTGGGTTTGCTCTTTTTGTAGCGGTAGCATCTCATTGGCGTTTGCCATGATTTGCTTAATCACATCGTCTTGGACACCCATGGAGCGCAATTGCGCATCAATGAGGCGTGGATCGGGCGGTGGTGCTGACGATGAGCTCTTAGATCCCATCACTCACCTCGCTTCCAATAAATCGGCAGTCACGCTTCCAAAGTACATACAGCACAACATCACCGCCATCGGCTGCAGCACCTTGAAGTCTTGCCTCTTCGCGAAAGCCTAAATGTTCATTAAAGCGTCGTGCCTCGAGATTCGATGCATCCACATAGCCAGAAACCCGTTCGACGGCACAGATCAAAAAGGCGTAGGCAAAGACAGCAAGTAGGTAATCTCGGTGGAGCCAACGCCTGCCAGGTCTTGCAGCCACATGCATCCAAAGGTTCTTACCGTTATAGCCTTCAAAAAGCACGCCTGCCACGAGCTCGCCATCGCGTGTAAGGCCTAGGGCAATCATGTCTTCAGCAAGCTTTAAGCCTGGCAGATAGCTACGCATAAAGGCAGCAACGCGCGTGAGCGAAAAGTCAAAAGCATGGGTCATTCGCTCACATTGCCATGCTTGGGGTAAGGTAGCAGTGCTAAACCTAAGGCCTGACCATGCAAATTACTGTTGAGCAATCCGCGACGCTGACAAGTGCGACAAGTGGCTCACAGCTGCGTGCAGTCGTGCAACAAAAACTTCGCGCCTTTGAAGACGAGGTCCAGTTTGTTGTTGTGTCTGTTTTCAAGTCGACCTCGGCAACATCCAATGCGAGCTTTGAGGTCACCTGTCGCATCGGGACACGTTCGGGCTTTGCAACCGGAACCTTTCATGGCAAAGGGGCAAGTGCTGTGTTTGCGCTTGAAGAAGCGCTTCGTGATGTTATAGAGCGCCTTAAGCGCCAGCCCAAAGAGCCCTAGGTGGTGGGGTGCACCGAGAGACTACGAAGACCCTCGGTGCGGTGGAAAGTAAGGCAGATTCCGTGCTTTCCGTCACGGCAAAGGAGGTGCCTGCTTAAGACGATGCACCAGCAAGCACGAAGTGGTCAGGATTAGCATCTGCCAGCGTACCGCCAACTCGTTACGTTTGGTGCCCTCGAAGTGTGTCTCAGGTACGCTCGGTTTGGTACTGTCCATGCAAAAAATACGGTCTTTCCTCAGCGCGACGTCTCGATCGGGATAAAAGCTTTTGCTTCTCCCAAGCACTGCACAGTTGCTGGGATGGTAATTGGCAACTTCCTCTTAAAACACATCAAGACCAACGCGGTTGGTCAATGTCAAAGTCAAATGCACAGCGCTTTTCATGCAAATCATCATTCAGTTCAATACCGATTTGTCAGAGAAAGCTGATGGACAACAATTACGAAGAATTGTTCAACGGCGGCTTTTCAAGTTCAAATCCAAGATCAAGCTGACTCAGATCAACCTTGAAACGCCTCCAAAACCCTTAGTCTCGGCTCGCTTCCAGGCAAGCTGCCTGATAGTTACCCCATACGATCATCAGCTTGGGCCTTATTTAGCATTCGGTGATGCCGCAGAGCGTGTAGTCCTTGATTCACTCGAAGCAACAGTAAATGCACTTGGCTGGCAATTCTTTAATACCTAGAAGGGGCGCGCAGCGAGCACTCTTACGCCCGCTGCGCCTTGGAAAGTAAGGCAGATTCCGTGCTTTCCGTCACGGCCTACAGGAGATGCAGAACGCTTCAAGGCCCCCACTCGGTCCTGCAAAACCAGCGCACGCTCACATCTGCCAGGCTAGTGAACCGGCAAGTACATGGAGAGGGGTGTCTACAACATCCGCACCGGCATTTCACACAGTACAAGTATGCTTACGGCGATTTGTCATCGACTCGATAACGTTTAATCGAATGCCATCAGTCTGGGTGAGCGTCGGGCTTAGTCTCACACCGGCGCCCTACCTCATGAGCAAACGCTCCAAGGGCAATCAGACGATCACTCGAATCAAGCCAAACCGCCTGCCGGTGATAAGCTCCCGCAACGTTACCACTATCAGGGGATAAATGAATGCTCCAGCTTCGGCCCAATTGTGAGTGTTGCGATAAAGATCTGCCACCTGAAACCACCGATGCCCGGATCTGTTCCTTTGAATGCACATTTTGCGCTGATTGCGCTCAAGCGGTGTTGCAACACCGCTGTCCTAATTGTGGCGGTGAACTTGTAGCGAGGCCTCGCAGACCCGCAGATAAGCTTGCTAAATATCCCGCATCGATCGATAGGAAGCTTAAACAGCAGGGTTGCCAAAAAATTGCCTAGCCCTCAATGGGTTAACTCTTGAACGATTCCAACCCTTCTAACCAAACGCCAAATGATGCCAAGCTCATTCGCGAAGCCAAAAAGAGACGCCGCAGGCGCAACTTTTTGATCTATCTTGGATTCGAATTCGTAGTGCTTATCATCGTGATTTGGGATGACATCGCACGCTCGCTAGGTCGATAACGCCTCGCCACCTGGTTGCACTGGCCAAACTACCGCATAAGGATCACCCTGCATCGGTACATCACGAAGTGCTTGCCTGTATTGCTGCCAGGCGTTGAATCGCTCAACCCCTAATCGGTCGATGGCAGACATCGTATCGGTCCAGTCTGAGCTTTTAAGCTTTTCATCGCGCACCTGGCGCACCATCCACCAAGCAAGCGCTTCATCCTGCACCCAAGCCTTTTGCCCATAATCAAACCGCATCATGGGACCTGGCGCATCGCCTTTATCGATCACCTCACCGTCTTGCACATAGGACGAAAAGGCAACGATGGGCCGATCGCAGTCAAGTCTTAGAAGGCCCGCAGGCGTTGGTTGATCCTCACACTGCGCACTTGTGCCCACAAAGGCAAAGCGAATACATCCCTGATCATCATAAAAAACAACACTTTGGGGTTGCTGCGATCTTTCTTTGGTCGTTACGTCATTCATAGCATCGCTCATCGCATCGCTCCTATGGCAAGCAAGATGATGTCGTAGTATGCGCCGTTGGCCGCACCCCCTGCGAAGGTAATCGGGGTGTTGGCGGGCGGCGTGAAGTGCGCCACGCACACCAGTTGCTGACTAGTATTGGGGTTATAACTTGCCAGCCGGTAGAGCCAGGTAAATTGGCCATTAAGCGAATAGCCAATCCCTGCGTCTGTTAACGGCAACGGACCAATAACACCTGATGACCACTTCATGGCCATCCATAGCATCACAGGGGATGACACCGGTAAATTCATATCAAGGCTTGTAAAGACCACCTGCGTGCCAGAGGCCATCACGGGAATCGTGACTGCATTACCCTTGATGCGAAGCGTATCAATGGCAGCATCGGCAATCTTGGCCGTTGTAATACTCGCCTGACCAATCCTTGCTGCATCAAGTGTTCCCGAGCCAATCACCGCAGCACTTAGGTTTGCAATCTTGGCATCAAGCGAACCCGCTGAGATCCGATCGGCACTGAGGGTGCCTGCATTGATCTTATCGGCACTAAGGCTTGCGATCTTCGCATTATCAATGGCAGCATCAGCGATTTTTGCATTGGTGATCGTGCCGTTCTTAATATAGCTACTCTCGATATAAACACCAGCAGGAACCGAAACGCCATTAATGGTCTGCGCGCTGGTTGTTACGCTAAAAGGAACGATGGGGGGAAGCGCTGGTCCGTCTGGATTGGCAATTGAGAAGCGATCGGCGCGAACAATAAAGTCTGAAACCGTTGCCCCATTCACTTCCGTTGATGCAAGCCCAAAGCCTGCCACATACCCATTGGCATCGATCTTAACGGTGTACTGACCCTTAAGACCTGTGATGCTTGAGGCAGAAGCCGATAACGATTGCTCAACCGTAACGCCACTGCCCCCTGCAGTATTAAGCCTTGCCGTGACTGCGCTGTAGTCCTGTGCTGCTGCAGCAGCCGCGTTTGCAGCATGGGTTGCAGAAACCGATGCTTGATTTTTATAGCTAGATGCGTTGGCTTCACTCGTTGAGGCTTGCGTTGCTGCATTGTTTGCACTGATCGCCGATTGCCCAGCTTCTGTCGCTTTGGTGCTTGCACTACTTGCCGATGTAGCTGCAGCGCTTGCAGAAAGCGCTGCGTTATCGCGTGCTGATTGGGACGCGACCTTGGCAGCGTTGGCAGCAGTCGATGCCACTTCGGCACTCGTGGCATAACTTGAAGCATTCGAGGCTGCGCTTGCTGCCGCGTTAGCTGAGCCCCCAGCATTACTTGCCGCTTGGGAAGCAGTCGTTGCACTTATTGCTGCTTGGGAGGCAGCGCCTTCAGCGCTTGTTGCAGATTGAGAAGCGGCTGTCGCTGAGGTTGATGCACTGCCTGCTGCACTTTGTGCGTTTGTGTTGGCAAGTTCAGCAGCGTCTTTAGCCGTTTGAGCACCGCTTGCAGCTAAAAGTGAAGCGGTTTTTGCTGCAATGGCATCAGCAGCACTGGCACTTGCAAGCGCCGCGTTGGTGGCTGATGCGGTGGTATCGCCATAGGTCGCAAGCAACCCATTCACACGCGTAACAAGCCCTGAGGTTGGATCATCAATCAAATCAATGCGTTGGCCTAGACTTTGAAACAACTCAGTTTCTGTAATCGAGCCTTGCAGCACTTCAAGTAACGCTTGAACATCTTCACCCGTGCGCGCTTGAAGCCCGTTCGTGCTCCCTGCTGGTTGCGACTGCACCCCATCAACACTTTCCCATGTGATCCAAAGCCGCCAGGTCGTTGCCGGGTTCGAAGCAAGTGCAAAGACAGCACCCGAAAATTGAGAAAGCTCTTTGGCTTGCGCAAAACTCGGCAAAGGGTCATTGTCATGGACGGCAATGCCAAAAAGATGGGTGCGCAAATGCCCATGACCTTGGGTGTAGGTTGGAAGGTGATGCTCAACCAACACATGGCTTATGGCAGCACTTACCTTAAAGCCAGTCGGTATAGGTGGTGGTGAGCGATCTAGGGGTTCTTGGGTGGGTTTTAATTCAATGGGGGGACTATCTTTGGCTGACCACTGAAAACCTTTTTTAAGCGTCACAATCCCTGCATCAACAAGATCACGAATCGTAAGTCCCCGATCAAGCGGATCGCCTTGCCTTCCCAAATAAGTCATCAACGTCTCACGCACACGCTGCGAAAAATTAGGTGCTGTGGTTGCGGGCAAATCCGTACGTTGATTCATAGGTCGGTACCTTGCTAGACCTGAGCGAGCTCTTCCACACTTGAAGCAAGTGCAATCGACTGCACGGGCGCTGTCCCTTCAAGTTCTACTTGCCAATGCTGGGCCATAAAGCCTGCAGGTAGTCGTTGTGCCTCTGGGCCAGGTACCGCGACGGTGTAGCGTAGCGACGTTGGGGTAGGTGCTGAAACACGGCTGCCAAGGCTTTGCGTCAAACGTTGGATCGTTGCTGAAGGCAGATCAAGCGCATCGACCTTTATCGTTACCGGATACGCATCGGCTTGTACTTCCAGGCATGAAAAGCTAATGGGCTGCGGCGCTCGAAACACTTTGGAGCGAAAGCGATAAGTCAGTGGCGTTTGGCTGCCATCAAAGCGTTGAACATTGACGCCTGAAAGCCCATAGAGTTGATCTTGAATCGGATCGACATAAAGGGCGCTAAAAGCTAGATCAAAAAAGTACACGCCCGTACTTGATGCTGGATCGATTAAAAAGCCTCGACGACCCGAGCCGTCATCAAAGCTGCCCAGATAGAGTCCCTCGTAGTAAGCACCCATGATGCTTGCTGGCTTTAATGCCTGCCAATCAGCGCGCGTTAAAACGCCTGCTGTTAAAAGCCTCGCACCCCCGCTCCCAAGCCAACATAGACCATCGTCTGAAGCCCAGGCAACCCCTGAGCCCATACTGACGACCGAGCGTGGCGCAATACAGGCTTGAGGCAGATCAATGAGTTGTTGATCAAGCGAATCAGGACTTGACCCAGAGACCACAAGGGGCCTGCCATTGGTAAGCACCACGAGTTGCTGACCAAAAACACCCAGTGCAACGGGCTTTGAATCCGGTGGAATCACATCGTAGTTTTCTGGCCATGCATAAGCGACATAGGGTTCACAAAAGCGAATGCGATTGCCCGATATCCCTGCAAGCATGCCGTTCCAGAGTGCACTTAAGTGCGTTAGGTTCTCGGGCGGCATCGCCCAAGCAACCGTGGGGCAGACTTCGCCAAGATCGCGCAAATCATCGGTGGTGCTTTGCGTGCCGATTGCAATCTCACGCAAAAAGAAAAAGTCCGTTGCACCACTTGATCCGGTTGCTGTGCGATAAATCCGCATGCGATTAATTTGGTAGTTTCCTGCAGGCGGTAGTGCAAAGCCAGAAAGGGTTGCGTGGGCGTCACTAGGTCGGTTGTTCTCCGTACTAACGGGGCTTGGCGCACTCTCCCAACCCCAATCGTTCACATAGGTATAAACGTAATAGCTTGAAGTAAGCTCCCCTGTTCCACCTGCTAGCGTTGCAACGTTAAGGGCCGCAGTGGGAGCCGGTAGTCCAAGTGGTCTTGATGCGATTGGATAGTTTGACGTTGGTGAAGGTGCACTACCAAGGCCCATCACGTTATCGGTCACTTTCGGTGCCCCATCACCGCTATAGTAAGTGCGCTCGGTGGTATCGCCTGTATCAAAGCCTCGCACGGCATGCACAACACTCGCCCAAGAGAGCCAATAGGTGCTGTCTGATGCAACATCGCGTCCCATGCGATACATGCTTTGGCGTCCAATCGGAACGTTCGCTACCGTTTGTGGTGCGTTCCAACTTCTTAGATCACCACGGCCTGGACGTTGATTGCGACTAAGCGTGCCTTGATGCTCGGCAAGTAAGCTTGGGTGAAGGGCTTGCACTTCACCGCTAAAGCCTGCAATCCGTATGAGGGCCATGATTAGGCTGCTGAGCCAGGCACGGTTTGATAATTCATACCAGTGCAAGATGCTTGGCTGCAGACGGCAAGCCTGGTCTTAACCCATGACCCATCAGCAGTGCGACGTAGGAGAAGCCATGGAACATCCCAAAGCGTCGCTGCATCAGGTCACGAAAGGCGGCATCCTCAATCAGCGCCTCATCGTTACCTTCAAAGGCTTTGATAACGCGCTCAAGTGCTTCGGGCCTGCTCATGCGGCCATAGTCACGCCAAAAGGCACTGTCCGTGCGAGCACTTAATAGATAGTGGCTTTGCACAAAATCGAGCACATCGTCGTGTTGCTCACGCATCTCCGCGTTATAGCGATCCCGCAAGGCATCGGGCGCCACATGGGCTGCATGAAGGTATTGCGCTAAAAGCATCGCAGCGTAATGACCCAACGCTATGGCCGTGCTTTCGATGGGCTCGCAAAAAAAGCCACTCAAACCGATGGCCACCACATTGTGATGCCACAGCTTGGGCCGAAAGCCCGTCTTGAAGCGCACAAGGCGCGGCTCGATCGCTTCGGGCGCATAGCCCCAGCGTCGGGTGAGGTGCGAGATGAAATCGGCTTGCGCTTTCTCCGTATCCACATAGCGGCTTGCATGGATATAGCCCGTGCCGATGCGGCTTTGAAGCGGAATATGAAACACCCAACCCTCAGGCAAGCCCTGGCAGTGGGTCAGATTCATGCGCTGTCTGGCGGGGTCCACGAAGGGGAGTTGCACCACCCAGGCCTGATCGACAAGGAGGCGATCAGCCACCGAGACCCATGGTGATTGCACCGCTTGAGCCAGTACGCCTGCAAAGCCTGTGCAATCGATGTAAAGATCAGCGCAAAGCGCATGACCCGCATCGATAAGAATGCTTGAAACCGCCCCACGATCATCGCAGTGCACCTGAGCAATCGTTGCATCAAGCACCTGAACGTTCTCGCGCGCAAGCACCTCTTGTTTAAGTAGCGCGGCGTACTTCAAGGCATCGATGTGAAAGGCACCGCCTCCGCCATGCGCAGCCACCCGGTAGCGCTCAAACCAGGTGCTTCGCTCGATAAAGCCCCCTTCAAGCTTGGCCCCTGCCCAGGTGTGCTCGGCAGCAAAGGCCCACTGATCGGGCGCCTGCGCAAGCGCCCCTGCGCGAAGGGCCGCCCCCAATCGGATCCGATCGATATCGGCAGCATCTAAAAAGGGGTGTAACCAGCGTGCGCCCTTTTCATAGAAATCCTCAAACGCAATCCCCAGTTTCACCGTGGCATCGACCGCGCGCGCCCAGGCCTCGGTTTGCAGGCTTGGCAGTGCCATCGCCTTATGGGCCAGGTGTAAGTGGGGAAGCGTACTTTCACCCACGCCAATGCTCGGGATCGTGCTTGGGTCGAGCACCGTGACATGCAGTGCGGGGTTGGCTGAGAGGATCGCCGCAGTCGACCAACCGGCCGTACCACCGCCTGCAATGAGCACATGGCGCCTTACCATTGGATCGCCTCACGCGCCCTTGCACGGGCCTCGCTCACGTCCTGGGGCACCGGCACGCCGCACTCAAGGGCGCGGATCACATACCAGTCGGTACTGGCCAGATAGTCGATGAGCTGTCGGCTTTGCGCATAGCGTCGGCTGCGCGCTTCGCTTACATCAAGGTTATTCAAAAAATCAAGCACCTCAGCGATTTGTGCCTCATTCATGATGACTTCCACGCCTGCGTGCACATAGCTGCGTACGTTCATGGAAAACTGCATCGCATCGTAGTCAAAGGAGAACACTGGACGCGTGGGCCCGGCAATATGCCGCCCCTCACGCAGGATCGAGACATTGGCCCGAGGGTTGGCCGGTACGATCATCATCGGTGGATCGGGCGCTTTGTCGTGGGCTATTTCGTGTGTAACGTCGGTCATGGTTTCGCTTTAGAGAGGTTGGTTACAGGTGTTGGTTAACAGCGCTTGGCCTTAGCGTTTGCGGCATTGTCAAACTTTGTAATAGTCCTGATGCCTCAGTAGTAGTAAGCCCAGTACGAGGTATCGATCCAGCGGTAGTAGCCGGTTTCTACCCAATAGGGTGCCGGATCGTAATAAACGGTGTAATCATTATCGTTATACCACTGCCACAGATTGGGGTAGCCATAAAAACCGGTCACTTGAAGCCAGCCCTGGTAGCCCATCGGTGAGGGCGCTTGGAAGTAAGGTTCAAGCATGCCCCACATTTCAGCGACACCCCAGACTTGTACAGCCTCACCCCCACCGCTCGTATCCCACCACCCGGTCTTGCGCCCATAGAGGGTTTGGTAGTAACCCGGCGGGTCATACCAGTAGCCTTGACTCACATACTGGTTATAGCCCGATGAAACCCACACCCGCTCCCAAAGCCTCGTGCCACCCGGTCGATTTAAGCGGTTAAACGCAGATCCGTTGCCCAGAACATAGGTAACACTGGCCAGATTGATTGACTGGGAGGGCGTACGCGTCTACCAGTTGATCGTGAGCGTTGAGCCGCTGACTGAAAACGTTGCGCCCACCGGACCTTGTGCGCCTTGCGCACCTTGTGGGCCACGAATCTGCGCAACCACGGCAGCCGGGATCGGCTGCGAACCATTGAGCCAGGCAGCGCCTGCGTTATTCACCGCCGTGATCTGATTCGCGCCTGCGCTGTTGACGGCCGTAATCTGGTTAATGCCCGCTGCATTGACCGCATTAACCTTTGCAGTCCCGGCATCATTAACGGAAGAAACTTGTGAAGTCCCTGCCGCATTCACGGCCGATACATTGGCATTACCAATAGAGGACTCCGAAGCTTTGGCAAGCAGCAAGAGCTCGGTAGCAGAAGTTGCACCCGAGACGCCGTTTAATCGCGCCTGAAGCGTATTGCTATAGGTTGTAAAGTCAACGGGCATGGCTCACCTCAAAGTCCAGCAAGTGCAAGCGCCTGGGTTTCAGCAAGCTGCGCTTGAAGGGAAGCAATGGTTGCGCTATCAGCAAAGCCTTGCGGGTTTGCAGCGCTATAGGGTGTGTAGCCAAGCGCTTGGGTGATATTGCTTGATGTGAGTTCTGCTCGAATCGCAGCGCTTGATTTGTTTTCAACCGCACTTAAGCCCAGATTGCTGCGAGCACTTGTTGGATGGGTGAGATCGGCAAGGTTTGCACTGGCAATAAGCTTTTGAGCAAGCTCGCCATTCAGTCCAACAAAGTTGGCATCAAGCTCTGCATTGGTAAGCGGTGCCCCTTTAGCCTGGCGTGTCGTAATGCTTGCCATCGCCTGCGCCCATCAAACGGCACTAACCGTGATGGTCCAAGTCACCGTCATGGTGTCATCGGCTGCCTTATTCACCACGGCAAACACCGTTCGGCAAAGCATATCGCCACCGGTTGCAGCGTTAAATAAGCCCGCTTCAGTCACAGCGCCTGTGGCATCACCCGCTTCAAAACTTGCCACATACACAACCTTTTCATTATTGGTGCCCGTAATCGTTGTGGAATCCAGTGCCTCACGAGCACCGAGCATGGCAATCAGATCGGTTTGGGCGCTAGCCGCTGCAGTCGTTCCCGCCCCCAGTGCCATATGGCTTATGGCAGGTTTTGCTGTACCCACCATGCGCGAGATGATGTAGGCAAGCCCCGCGTTGACTACAAGATTTTCAATCGTTCGGTCTTCTTTAACCAAACCATCTGCGCCTCGCACGCACAAGTTAACAGTGCCTTTAAGCTTTAAGCGTTCGTTGATCATCCCTTTGCCCTGCCCTCACCCTGATGAATCAAAAGAATTGGCGCTTACCTACATAGTCGGCTGCAAAAAAGGCGGGGTCAGCGGTATAACTTTGTTGATCCCAATAGCCACTATCTGTCATAGTGACCACATCGCTTAACCGCTTACCCGCAAATCGCTCCACGCGATCCAAGAAGGAAGTACCGTGCCTGAGCAACACATTGCCATGCTTGGCGAGTTGCTCAACAACGCCGCTTCGCTCTGAAAGTGCGGTACCAAGTGCCCGTTGCATTTGATCGGTCAAGGAGAGCTGATCGCCTTGCACGCGGGAGAACAAGCGCATCAGCGCATCGCTTGCACCAAAGGCGTCAAGCGTCAGTCGGCGCTCTATAAACCGAACCGCTACACTTGATATCAAAGCGGACTCAAGCGCTGTACGGATGAGATCCCGCCAAGAAGCTTCAGCCATGAGTACTTGCTCACTCGAGGTCTTTTCACTTTGCCGCTGGATGCGATCCAAAGCGATAGCGCTATCACCATTTAACTTTGCTACGCTTTTTGATAGGGCTTCAAGCAGTTGGGCACGATCGTCAAAGAGACGGATAAAGCCGATGGAACGAATAAGCGCATCAACAAAAGCTACTGCCTCGTTAGTGTTCTTTGCGGGCGTTATAAGTGCTGCATCACTCAGCCCGAGGGCATCACTCGATGGCTTTGCATGGCGTGATGCCTGCGACTCAACAACGCTTAGCGCATCAAGGCCAGACCTTGCAAAGTCCTTAGCCACTTGATCAAAGGCTGTGCTGCCGTCCATAGCCTTGTGCAGAGTTGCCTTTACCAGCTGATCGAGCCACTGAAGCGATTCATTGATCGGCTTAAGAACAAGGCTCAGTTGTTGATCCCTTATCTCGAATGGTTCATTGGTTAGACGTTCAAGCGCAACTTGAATCGAGGTAAGCATTAAAGCTTGATCACTAAAATCGCGCGTAAAGCCAACCGAGCGAATCAGGCTATCGCCAACCGTCAACCGGTGCTGTACTTGTTTTAGGAACGCTATCTCTTGATCATCTTCTGCAGATGCTGCACCGTCCACATCATCCGTAACGGTTGCGCGGTCTGCAATGAGTTTTACCAACGCCCATTGCGTGGATGCTTCAAAGAAGACTGCATCGACGATGGCTTTGAGAAAGTCGTCGCTAAGCCTATCCATCGCTGAAGCTATGTCTTTTGTATCTTTGCCTGTTTGCTTTGCGTTCTCATCAAGCAGCAGGCACGCTTCAATAAGCGGCTTCGCGATAAGCCTATAGGCCCAACTTGCAACGATCGGCCGCTCACTCAGTACCTTTTGAACGGTGACGTTGGGCTGATCAACTAAGAAAACCGCCTCATGACTTTGCTTACCAAGCGCTTGAATCGTTTGATCGACAAATGCCGCTTGATCATCGGCATAACGCTCTAATTGCCAAAGATAGTGCTCAATGACTGTGGCTTCATCCTCTGAAGGCTTTTGAAGCTCGCGTTTTAGATCGTCATGAAAGCTTGCTTTGTCATCGCGAAAAAGCGCAAGCACAAACTGCCCCACTTCTTGGGTAAGTTTAAGTAGCGATACCTGCACCTCAAGCGCGAGTTGCTCACTTTCATAGGCAGCCTTTAAGCGTTGCCAGGCTGCAAGAAGCTTCACCCCAAATCCTCTCGAAGCTTAAAGCGCATCAACTCAAACACCGTTTGCCTAAAACCCGTTGAGGGATTCACGACTTCAAGCTCTGCCTCATACTCACCGGCTTCGCGATCCCAATCGCCTGGCCTGAAAATCGCAATGGCTTGCCCAAGCGGTGCTGACTCAGGGTTGATATAAAGCGGCAATGAAAAGGCAAGCACCTCGTCGCCTACTTGCCGCACATGCATAAAGGCTTGCGCCCCTGTGAGATCGATAGGCTCAGCCGTTGTGGCATCGGTAAAGCTGCACCGAATCTGAGGCCCTGTATCGCCTTGAACGAGTTTGATGCGATCAACCATCAGCGTTCAAATGCCTAAAGATATTGGGATCTGCGAAGCGTATGCAGCTTAGGCAGCTTATGCAGCCTGCTGATTGGGATTACCCACCGATTGGGGGGCAACCGCTACCGTGGCTTTAATTTCAATGCCAAGCGCATTAGCAAAAGCGGCATAGCGTGCCTGCGCCCGGGCTTCGTTGCCTGCGTATTGACTGTCTTTGGTATAGGCTCTGTAGAGCACATAGTCTTGCAAGGCGTTGCTATAAATATCAGGAACACTGATGGCACCTGAGACTGCTGAATAATCAGTTCCTGCTGCAGGCTCAGCAATATCGGTGGGAAGTGCTGAATACACTAAATCAACCGATGCCCCAGCGCTTTGCGCAGGCGGATAGACATAAAACACTTTGGGGTCGCGCGGATCAAACATAAAGTGCACGATCTCAGTCACCCCTGAAAGATTGTGCCAACCGGGTGATTGCGCATCGAGGATTTCTCGTGCACACATGCGAATGGCACGCTTGGTGCCTGCACTATTTCGGACCACATCGATGAGCTTGGCACCATTAGCTGGCAGGCTTTGTTTGGTACCTGCAGACAGTGTCAGACTTGCATTAGTCACCATCGCATCGGGTCTGTGCACAATAATTTCGCGCTGACCGTCATTTAAATAGCGCACGAGCTCTGCCACAGGCCATCGGATGGAGGTCGTATCTTGAAGCGTTTCAACCACGCGTCTGATTAAGGCTTGGGCTGCAATGCTCATGAGGTTTCCTTCAAGCGAGTCCTTGGTAGTGTTCTAGTCAGTGAACTAACACCAACCAACAGCCGCACGCGGCATTTGGCCTGGCGCGCCTTGAAAGCTTTGGGTTTGCTCGCCTACCGTCGCTTGCTCAAAAGCTTGAAGTGCATCCTTGGCAGCTTGTGGGTTAAAGAAGGGACCTGGCACACGCCACAAGCGATGTAAGGCTCCAGCCACAATCGGTTCGCGATAAAAGCTGGCATGAAGATCGGGTAGCCCCTGTGCATCTTGGGAAACCGTGATCACCGCTTGGATTTCAAGCTTTGTCTTTGCACCCTGGGCCTGTAACACGCTCACCGTGCTGCGATCGGTGCTAATGAGCGCGCGCTCACGCAAACTTTGACTTTGCGGGTTTTTACCTAAAAGGCGAAAGGCAGCAACAGGTAATGCATGACCGTTAAGCGTTGCTTTTTGGATCGATACGATTGCCGTATCCTCAGGTGGCTCAAGCTCATAGGACTGAAGACTTGCTGCCATCGTGATGGGTTCAAGCCACGCAGTCCATGCTTTGGTGCGCTTGAAAAACTCAGCAGCCGAGCGGCAAAGCGCTTGATCAATCAGCGGGTTGGGACATGCTGGCACGTGAAGCGCCACATCGCTGTGAAAATCAGACCAAATCGCCATCGCTTGGTCTCACAAGAGCTACTTCTTGCAGCGCTTTACTGGGTTTTACCCGTACCTTGCGCTCAGGCTCTGCACCTGCATCAAGCACGCAAAAATTGCCCGTTCGTAAGAGCGTTTGAATCAAGAGCGAATCGGTAATCTCACACACAAGTGATCCTTGGGCGTCCGCCTGAAAGATAAACGCCTCACCGGCACTTGAGCGCACGCAAACCGTACCGTCGCGACGGGCAGCAAGCGTTGTCATTAAGCGCATGGCGCGTTTACCTTGACTCGTTGCGCTTTCAGTCTTCTCACTACGCAGCTTTATAAAAAAGCGTCATACCGATTTGACCCGCTTGCTTGGTTGCTGCAGCCGTTGTGACTTTAAGCCCCAAGATGCGATCAAACGAAGACGGTGCAAGTCTCATCATGGCTACCGATTCAATAACCTTGGCTGCAGACGACTGACCAAGCGTGACACCGCTTGCAAAGCTCACCTGGATATCCGTTTGACTGGGATTAAGTAGTCCAACCGTGGTTAAAAGGGTTGGTGTTGCGTGCGCATCAAGATCATCAGCATCAAGCGTTAACCCAACCGGAATGCAGCCTGCAGGCAGTATGCCCACAGCACCCACATCATTGAGATCAAGATCACTTGTGGTGAGGTCAATCGCATAGCGAACAGAAACCACTTCGGCGCCGGCCGGAAAGACCGTGGGCTTATAGCCCAGCAAATAGTCATTAGTGTGTTGAAAGCTCATCGTCAAAATCCTTTTAAATCGATTGATCGATCAAAGTTGTTATCGATTGGCCGCTGCAGTGTCGAGTGAGAAAAGCCCAAAGTCCTGTGCCCCAACGCCATCGTGGGTGAAGGTGACTTTCTTAATCCCAAAGATTGAGCTCGTGGTGATCACGACCTTATCGCCGTTATCACGCGTCTCCTCATGCCAATCAAAACGCATGTTGGTGCCTGGCGAACCAAAGGCAACGACGGCTGCCTGCGAACCCATAAAAAGTGCTCGGGCCGCTTCAACATTGCCTGCAGCACCGGCATTACCAAAGCGAATGACGTTGCGATGCGAATGCAAAATCACACCGCGATACATACCCAACGAACCCTTAAAGAGCGGATTATTTTTACCCTCAGCAGCAGCGGCCGCCTTTTGAATATCGAGCCACTGACCGGTTTGCACATTGGCTCTTAGGTCATCTTCTTGAAAGGTATGCATCACACACACAAAGGTTTCATGCCCATCGATCTTGCAAGGCTGTAACACTGGAATGTTGGTTGCGCCCCCGCCTTGGCTATCTGCTTTGGTCTTTGCTCGGTCGATTAAGCGCAGATCAAAGGTATCGGCAGCATCAAGATTGGCAAAGCTTGTGGCATCACCCCCGTAAAGCGCATGCTGCGCATCGGGTGAAACAAGACCGTTATTGGCCCGTCCCGCATAGCCAAGTGGAAGGAGAAAATTAGGGTTCACACCGCGTGCACCCGATAAATAGATGAAAAGCAACTCATCCATCAAACGCGCCCACCAGCTTGATTGCTGCCGCTTGGCTTTCTCGCGAAGATCATGAAGCGTTCGCTTTCGCGTCATCCGCCCGCCGGTATTCACACCGCACCGTGCCTGATCGATGTAAATCGTATCGGTATAGAACTTTTGACCTTCTTCTTTACCCTCAAGAATGTCTTCGCCTTCAACCGGTGCCATTTTGAGCTCAGCGAGTAAGTCATAGCTGATTTGCTCCCCCGCATCCGATTCAAGATCGGTGAGGATTTGAATCGGTACCTCGGCTTCTGCGCCACGCGCCATAAAGCGCTGGTTAAAGTAACTTTTATGCGAGGTGTCGTAGGCCAACATCCCACTCCACTTCTTAATCGCTTTGGCGTCATTCACACCAATGATCGTTCGCGCCATGCTCACTCCCCATGTAAGGCGACTCATTAAGGCTTCACGAGAGCACGTGCGCTTCGTGAACTAATTACTATGGGAGCTAGCCTGCCATGCTTGGCGGGGGGTTGTACTGGTGACGCGTACTAGTGATTTTGTTTGAGAAAAAGACCTTACTTTTCCCTTTGAAACTTCAATGTTGAGCCCGTCGTTACTTATGCTCAAGCAGCGCTTCTCAAACCTTGCGGATAACTTATGAAGATTCGGGATTTATTCCACGCCTTTCGCCACCCTGAACGCGAATCCCGTTGCCACGAGCTACATGACCACGACAGAGAGGCGCTAGCAAAGCGGGTCGAGCAATTGCTGGAAACTCGTCTTAATGCGAGTGATTTACTGCCCCCGTCACATGCCATGCCAACACAACCGACCCGCGCTGCAGAGCGATCATAGGTGTTACTCGTTGAACTAACCTTAAGTCGTTAGGCAAGTTTTTTTAGTCTCAGGCAGGAAAACCGGCCCAAGCAAAGACAACGCCGGTAGATATGCAAAGGGCGTATTGCCCCCAACGACGTGTCTGCTTAAGGTGTTGATTCAACGCTTTGCCAATTGGATCTGAGGATTTCATCTCAATCGATCCAAAGGTAACCGCAAGTAGCGCAAAGACGCTCGAGCAAATCAACAGGGTCTCCATGATTGACATAGCGATTCCAAGTTGAAAATGTAATGGTTAAATGGGGGCAAACCATTCACGGGGTTGCGCCCATTTCTTCGGGATTAATACCACGCCAGACTTCAATGAGCGTGGTGTTTTATCGCTATCCCTAGACCTCTGATCGTGCTTTGGCGGCGTAAAAGTCTTCCGCAAGCCTGTGATCACGTTCCAGCAACGCCCGATAAACACTGACCTGATAGCGTGCAAGCCTTGCCATTGCCGCGCGCTCTTGAGCAGCGAGCATAGAGGCATAAACATGGGCGAAAAATTGACCGATGCGCGTTATACGTTCTAGTCCAAAGTGAGTCGAACCTACGTTGATCGGTGCACTGGGTTGAAACGGTATGGTTGCCATGGTTGATACGTCCGTGTGTGTTTCGAAGAGGAGGAAAGGTCTGTGTGCCTTTGTGGAGAGAGAATATGGGCGTTAGACTATAAAATCCAATGATCATTTGAAATGGTTGGTATTGGCTTTGTGAATAGACACGCAGACCCGTAGCGTCTTGACATATTGAAGCGGCGTCTCAGGACCTCGAGACGCAAGTGCGCTGCGGACCCACAAAGAAGCTAAACAAAAAGTGGCTAACGTCCGCCGACTTTTTGCACCGTTATCCTCTACATGGATGACTTCACCGATGCTTTGATCGTAGCCTTACGCGCTGGGGCTGACGATCCCGATCGCGGCGCTATGGGTTCGCGCATGAAAGCGCTTGTGGGCGAGTTAACCAAGAAAGAAGGATCAAAGGCTAACAAGGCCATAGCGTCCAAAGAACTCAGCAAACTGCGGGAAGCATATAAGCAACGGCTACTACAAACTTAGGCCTTGTGGATATCCGGTACACATTAAAGAACAAACATCCAAACAAATAGCCAAAAGATACAAAGCAAAAAGACGATGAGCCCGACATCGCCAATGATCTTTAGTTCGCGAGTGTAGTCATCAAGCGCTTGCGGTGACCAACTGTCACGAGTTGCTTTGGGAATTTCGCGCTTTGCAATCCACAGCGCATAGCCACTGAGTAGCAGTGTCAGGCCCCAGAGGCTCCAACCAAGCGATCTCATTTTGGCTCCGATTCGCCGCGCCCATAAATTGGGCAGCAACTAAAGCAAGAATGCTTAAGTCGCCGTGAATGGCGAAAGGGTATCTTGGCAGGTATTTCACAGGAAGTCCAAGGATTATTTGTATGTGATCAAGTCATACACAGCGACAAATTGATCTCTAGAGTTTCCTTACATCGGTTCATGACAATGAATCATCGCATTTGCGACAAATTGTTTTAGTTGACGATAAAAAGCGATGCCAACTATGTAGGCTAAGCCTGTGCATTAAATCATCACCACCACCCAACCCTGCAACACATACTGCGCTTGATGGCCTACCGTAAGACGCTCAAAACCACGCAACTGCATGCTTTGAGGCCCGATGAGATAAAGCTGCACATCAAAGAGTTCGATAAGCGCAGGCCCAACATGATCATTGGGGTCTCGAAGCGTTGCCACCATATACATCCCACGCTTGCTTGTCAGCATGTGAGTAATCAGCTGACCTGAGAGCTCTCCAAGCGGATGAGCTCGGTTTCCTTGAAGGCTCACGCCGTGATGATGGGTAAGGATGACTTTTGCGCGCATAACTGTGTTTTTAACCAGTAGTATAGCGCGACACGTTTTTCAGATGGCTTGCGGCTCCGAGTGCTTGTGAATCGCAATGGCGCCTGGCGCCCGAATCTGAAGTCGTGCCTTGGTACCGATCTTCTTAAGCAAGGTGTTCACTGCAATTGGCGCATCAGCTATGCCCACACGAATCGATTCACCAACCCGCAATTCAAGCAAAAGACTTTGAAGCTGATGAGCGCTTAGCTCATGCCGCACGCAAAAAGCGCTCACGCTCAGTGGGGCTCATGCGAGCGATTGCTTGCTCATAAGCTAAACCCTCTAAGGCCAAGACGTCCGCAAATTCGCCATCCACATCACCTGGCCCCTCACCACCTGGCACCATAGCAAGGGTTTTAGGCGCAATATCCAGGGGCGGCTTACGATCGATGGGCTTGCGATCCATAGCCTTCATCACTGGTTTGGCCTCAGCCGAGCTTTCAGCATCTGACGTCTTTGCTGCTGCTGACATACCGTGTAGCGCTAAGACCCGTTTATGCGCCTCTTCTAAAAACCAATCCATGCTCTGATGAGCGTATTCATTGCGTGCTGCAAGACTTCTCACAAAGCCATCAAGATCGCTCCACTTTTCAGTGTCTTTGCGATAGTCAATGCCACCTGCAGCTTCGCTAAGTCTTGCGGTTGAATCCATAAATTGATTTACGGCATGGGTCCAGAGTTGCTCAGCGGTTTGTGCATTCATCTCCTGGCTGATTTCAGCCTTAGTCCGCGCAATGGTTAGCAGCTCCCGCTCACTTTGTAGAGCTGCCCGTGCAACGTCAAAGTCATCAAACTCAAGCTCACCTGCTTTGAACTGGCGCTTGAGTTCTGCCTCTTTGTCCGAAAGCGATTTGACCTGAGCATCAAAATCTTCGGGAAGCTTTGAGTCATAGCGCGGTATGGGTTGGCTGCGTGGCTGCGATGGATCAGTGTCAGGCGCTGCAACTTCTGCCTGCGAACTTTCATCCCTTGGCTTCTCAGTATCTGAGGCTTGCTCAGAATTTGTATCGACCGGACTTGCTCCGTCTGAGTCTGCTTCTGATGCTGACTCAGTCCTAACGACTTCTTCACTTTTCGCCTCATCAACGGGCCGATCGCTCGAGTCCACAGACTCAGTGGACGTGCCGTCTCCGTTCATCGCGTCACGCTCTTCTTGCGTGAGCGTTGCCATTAAGCCTTCATCGAGCGTACTCATGCGTGCATCCTCGGGGGTTGATTCATACCCAGCAAGGTGCCATGCTTGGTCAAACATGGCTTCATACAGATATTTGTTACGTTCTATGTTTAGTTTTAGTTTGAGTGGCCTGCGCTCCAGAGCCCTCCACGATAGCGAGGATTTCGCTTAGTTTCCAAAGCGTAGACCTCCCGAACTTCGCGGGAGGCGGAAACCTGCCGTCATTTACTCCTTTGAGCCATGTCGACCTGGATATGGGCAATATGCTGTTTTGATTACGAGGTGTGCGGCAGATTTCGCTTACCCTAACCCAGACCCTTTCATCTCGCACTGGATTAGGCTTTTCGTGTTGCACGGGGAGTTCTTTGGTAATCGTTTGTAATCGACGAGTTTCTCGAAAGAGCGATGCCTCCTTTCTAATGAGCAAATCGAGAAGCTCTAGAAGTTCTTTATGAATGCGCTTAAGGTGCGCAATTTCTGATGCCAAGTCCATGTTGTAAGCCGCCCGTTTGAAGTCTGTGGGGATTAAAGCCTAGCAACAACTGCGCTTCGGGCATATTTCCTATTGCGACAAATCTTCTACTCAATAGGTATCTAAGGCTTGCCATCGACAGCAATGCTGAAAGCTTCCAACCTCACCGCCAACTCATCACCTCGTTGCTGACCCTCTGCAACCAGGCTTGCGCCTTCTGCGAGTAGTGCTGCCAGGCGGTCACGCTCTCCTCGGACATCACCACAGCCGGCATTGGCATCTGCGGTATTGGCTCGCACATCGGTGTCGCTAAGTGCCGAGAGCTTGTTGCGCAGGCGTTCAAGATCATCGCGAGAAGCAGCGGCGCGCTCACGCGCAAGTGCCAAGGCACGTTGGGTTTCATGATCGATCCTTTTGTGTTTATCTATTTGTGCTTGCATGAGCTTTGCACTCATGGCTCGAGCCTGCTCCTTAGCTTTAAGCTCCTGTACTTGTGCTTCTTTTGCTGCCGCTTGAAAGCCGGCTTGGTAAATGCGCTGTGCGCCAAAAAGTAGCCCTAGCGATAAGGCAACAACGAGCCCAACTTTGATGAGCGTGCCCGCAAGCAGTAAAAGGAAAGCAGCGGGTGGCCCCATCTCAATACCGGCAAAAGGCAGCATGACGAGCGTTAAGCGAGACGCTCAAATCTTGCAAAGTGTAAATCTCACTTGACGGTGGATGTACTGCGTTCGCATCCGTGTTACCTTGAAATCTCAGAAGATCAGGCGATCTTTTGATTTCACGGTCTCCATCGTTAAGGTGGTTAAGCTCAGCCTCGCAGCTGGGCTTTCTTTTTTTCAGAGACTGCTGATTCATCACAATTGCCCCTCACACCGTGCTCGCTGCCTTGCGCGTCTTAAAACGAGCCCTGAGCACTTGTTTTCAGCAAGCCGACAGTCTTTACCTTGAAAGTAAGTCCAGCGCTCAAATTGCGCACAGGCCTTTTCATAGTCTGATGCGTTTAAAAGCTTAACCATCGTCGAGGTGCAAAAGGCTTTGCCGCCCACGTTATAAGCATGCTCAAGATAGGCGTCATATTCGTGCTGATGTAGCGGTACATGCACGCAAGCTTTAAGCGCTGTATCAAAGCGTTCAATGTCCCTTAATGCGCGCTCAAGGGCTTTGGATGGCGTTGTTCTATCACCTAAACGCACTGCACTCCCATCGGCCTTGGTGGTTGATCCAAAACCTATCGTTGGCCGATCACCGGGCATAGGAACAATAGCCTGATCGCTATAGCCTTCATGTAAAGCGATTGAAACAAGCCCTGCAGCAGAAAGACTAAGCGCAGCAACGGCCACTCGGGTGTTCTTCACAACAGTTCATCACCATTGGCTTGAGATGCTCGAGCGTTATGGTTTGCCGTGTGCATCTGCCACCAGCGATAAAGCAAAAAACCAATTTGAAGCACCAGGTACAAAAGCGTTGCCCAAAGAATCAGATCGTTCAGTGGCACGCCTGCAATCGTGGCGCCGGCAACGGTTACGGGCGGTGCAGCACGAAGCGCTTCGGCCGTAAATTCAGATCGCTGGCTCATGATGATGTCTTTTGTTGTGGTGATGTCTTTTGCTGTGGCTTAGGCTTAGGCTTTGCCTTTTCCGCTTTGGGCTTTTCTTGCGCTTTCTCGCCGTGTCCGCCCTCACCTTCTTTCAGCCGCTCAGAAAGCTCATCAAGTTGCGCTTGAAGCTTGGCAAGCTTTTCGTCTGATACCGCTTGAATCTGCGCAACACGCTCCTTGGAATCTGCATCAATGCGCGCGACTTCAAGTTTGGTGTTGGCATCTTCTCGAATCTGTAGCGTTCGACTGGCAAGATCCATTTGCGCTTTACGTAATGCCTCTGATACGCGATCAATCTCAGTGGCAGCTTCTGCCTTTATGGTTTCGATGTCTTGCATGAGCGCCTCTTCGCGCATCGCTACTTGCTGCGCATCGAGACCTTGTGCTTGCAGGGTTGCCCCCATCGCTGCTACTTCGGCTTCAAGCTTTGCCGCTTTGGCATTGGTCTCACGCACCTTGGCGCGTTGCTCATCAAGTGCAGCAAGCGCCATCTGACGCTGTAACTCGAGAGCCTGGGCTTGTTGCATGGCCTGCGCTTGGGCTTGTGCTTCTTCCTCAGCACTCGGGGGCTTACTTGGGTCGCGTTCGCCCGTGAGCTTTCTAAACTGATTGGCGATCTCATCCTTATTGGGAAGATCAGAAAAGTCCATGGCAATGGTCATCACCCGTAGACCAATCTCTGGTGGAAAGCGTGCGGCAAGCTGATTTAAGTTTTCAAACATCACCTGACGCAACGTGCCTGCGTAGTCTTGCTCACTCACCACAAAATCAGCCATCGAGGCTGTGATGTCATTCAGTACGCGCACCGAACCATCGGCTTGCACTTCAGGGGTGTTGACCTTGACCCATTCGATGGCGTTTTTGGCACCCGTAAGGCGTATGACTTTGGCATCGGTGTACCACTGCTCAATAAGGCTTAGCTGCTTTTCACCTTGCACTTGGGTGGCTAAGCGCAAATTATCAAAGGGCTCAGTGGTCACCACACTACCCTGCAGTTGCCTTGCTTTGATGGCCTCACCCGATACGGCATTGGTTTGCCTGCCCATATTCTCTTGGGCAACACCCGCCGATTTTTGAATCGACGTTGCCGCAAGCTGCATCATCTCGATTTGCCCATTGGCAGCTTCGGTATCGCGCCTGATTTCAAGCTCACGGCCAGGCTTTTTAATGATCACCCCGTCGGGGCGATCCACTTCATCGCGCATCACATCCCAGTCATCGACTGCACCCTCATCGGCAATGACTTGGTTGGTGTTAAGCATAAAGAGCGCCTTCGAAGCGCGCTTATTTAAGTCTTGCTGCACATCGCGCACACGCCGAATAACGCCATAGGGCAGACGATCACGGCTTTTGCGATAGCACCAAATCGGCGTTAACGTGAAGCGGTTGTGCCGATAAGGGCTTACCTGGTGGGCTAAGAGCTTTGATGGGGTGAAAACGGCCAGATGCACGCGCATCATGACGCGTTCTATAATGTGGCAGCTGGCCAGATCGAGTGTGTGTTGTAGGACGGTATCGCGTGGGTGAAGGATTGAACCTTTCCACGGGCCTTCGGCAACCACCTTGACCTTGGCGGGCGCCCGGTACTGGGCTTCAATGAGTTTTATGCGCCGTCTTTTGGCATCGGCTAACTCCCCCACCCCTAAAGCGTAGAGCGTTCCAGATCGCACATGCGATGGATCCTGCTGGCTTTGCCAGTTTTCTTCTTCCCAGCCATCGCTATCTGAGTGCGCAGCCTCTTCAATCGCTTGCGCAATCACATCGCTTCGGTCTGGGAACATCAAGCGCGCGACATCCTCATCCACCCAGCGCCAGCGAAACAAATACCTGGCGTCTGACAAATCAAGCTCATCACTTGAAGCATCCCAAAGCACATGGCGCCAGTCTTCGTAGCGCGAATACAAAATATCTTGCGTGGGGTCATCACGTGCCCCATCGTCCATCCAACCCACACCGGCCTTAATCGCATCGGCAAATGCCCTTGAGCGCAAAAAGCTCACCCGGTTGATGTCTGAGACGTACTTTAAAAGCTTCGTTTTAACGTCAGCCGCTTCAACATCGTCCTCGGACCTAGGCAACACCCGCCAATCCACGCGTGAGCGGCGCTCA